CCAGTCCTTTGCGCGTAGCAGCGCTGTTCTTAAGACTACGCATGGCTCGGCGTTCACCTTGGATGGCGCCTTGTTGGGCGGCTTGAGCCATACCGCGTTGGAACTGATCAGCCGTAACGTAGTCCACATTATTGATGCGTTCCACGCTGTAGCGTACGTCGATCGGCTCCATCGTTGCAGTTGCTGCGCCGCCGTCTTCAGTGCTAGTGCCGTTGCCGGGGATGACGGATTCGCCACGGGCGCCACGCGAATAGCGGGACATTGCGGCGGACATCTTGGACTGCGGGATGACGTACTCGGGTTCGGAACCTTCGCCAACCATCGCCAAAGTAGGTCCAGTAACAAAGCCGCCCTCCGCGTAGCCACCAACCTTCAATCCTGGAATGGGAGTTTTGAGAGCGCCAGCGCCAGTTAGGTTCTTGTTGGCAGCCCCAAGTGTGCTACCGGCTCCACTCAAAGCGTTAAAAATTGTCTGCAGAATAATTAGTGTCATTTGCTTGGCAATAATTTCAAGCGCCATATTGATAAATGCTTCACCAATCTTTTTGAACGAATCGCTTAAGGCTTGCTGCACAGATTTTGCGCCGGTGATTACTTCGCCAAAGGCAGTGGTAAAGGCTTGGCTAATTGCTGTGGCGCCGTTGACGATCATGTCAACTTTTAGCTTGACCGGATCTAGTTCCTCTTTGAGTTTTGAAATCGCATCAGACAAGCCGGATGCAACCGTACCTTCACCTGCAACGCCAAACTCGGCGCCTTCCATTGCTTTTTTGAATAGCTTGTCAGCTTCTTCAGCTTGTTTTTTGAGTGCTTCAGTTTGCAAATCAATTAATTCAAGGCGTTGTATCTCTGTATTGAGTTGATTGAGGTTTGTTCGCTGCTCAGCATTCTTAAGTTCAGAAATCTGCTTGGCGCGGTCTTCGTAATCAAATTGGATCTGCAAACGTTTGCGTTCAATTTCTGATGCTTCAAAGAGCAATGTTGCTTGACGGCCAAATTGCGTGCCGAGTTGATCGCCTAATTCCAGTGAGCGCTGCAATTCTTGCGCAAGCTTTTCGGCTTCACGCGCCGCTTTTTCTGCAGCCTTTTCCGCGTCTGATTTACCACCCTTACCTTTACCTGTTGCAGCCATCAAGGCAGGCAGGCTTGCTCTAGCCGTTGGCGCGGCAGCAGTCGGCGGTGTCAAAACACCTTGTTGATAACCATATGTCCGCATTAAATCGCGGAAACGCTCTTCGCGTAATTGCGTAAATTGCCCCGAATCAATTCGTCCGCCACCACGCATCCTTGCGATTTGTTCTGCCTCTTGCCCTGCCTGTTTGAACAAACGATCACGCTGTTGAGGCGATAAATTCGCGCCCAGTTGACGCTGTAGCAATATCGTTTCAAATACATTGTTGACTTGATTTGCAATATCAATCGCTAAACCAAGAATGCTTTGCATCGCTGGCGCAAGAATCGTGCCAAGGCGTGATGCCAAATTTTGCACTGTATCTTGAAGAGTGCTTAAACGACCTGTCAGTGTGTCACTTTGAGCGACCGCGCCATTGGCGTATTTACCTCCGGCATCAGTCAACTTTTGCAGTGCAAATTCAACCGCTTCAGCGCTAATGCGACCTTTGCTTAATGCGTCTTGGAATTCCTCGCCGCTTAGCTTGTATTCCTCGCGCAGAACTTGCTGAAGGGCAACACCACGCTCTTGGAATTGCAGTAGCTCTTCACCTTGCAACCTGCCTTTGGCTTGAACTTGCCCGTAAGCAGTAACAAGACCTTGCAACTCAGCGCCCGTAGCTCCGGAAACATCGGCAAGGCGTCTGGTTGTTTCAACAACTTTTTCTGTTGATATGCCAAATGCTTGCAAGCGTTTAGCCGAATCAATCAGCTCAGTGCTGGTAAATGGCGTGACCGCACCAAGTTGCTGAAGTTCACGAATGACCTGGGTTGCCTTTTGTGCGCTACCCGTTAAAACTTGAAGGCTTCGGGTTTGACTTTCAAGCTCAGCTGTTTTAGCAAAAATAAACTGCGCAGCTTGGATAGCACTAAAAGCAGCAGCCAGTTTTCCAGCAGCACCAGCCAGCCCGCCAAATGCCTTTTCAGTCTGCTGCGCCTGCCCCTGTATTGCCCGCAGTTTTTGCGTCGCATCCCTGCTATCAACATTGATGGCAACGTTGGCGACAACAGACACGGCTTAGCCCTCCGGTAAAACCAGTCTACCGACGCTTCATCTTTTTCATAGCTGCTTCCTGCTCCTCGTTTTGAAGAGCAAAATACGCAGACCACAGCATGATTTCCTCCATCGTCATTGACGCCAACAAGTCAGACAACGTATGACCTAACTCTTTGGCGACACCCATTTGGAGCCTAAGAAGATTGTCCTTCTGAAGCTCCGCTTTTAGTTTTTTGGGTCAACCTCTTCTTCAATATCTTCACTGATCACGGACAGCATCAGGGCTTGAAGATCAGAATCACGTACTTCGTTTTTCAGTTCCGCAATCTCACCGGCAGCAAACAAGCGCTGACCGTTTTCATCCATTGCCTTTTGCACAAGCAACTGAAGGGCAAACGCGTTCACGTCATCACCCGTGCCTTTTTGTGCCCGCTCACGTTCCGCCATCGTCAAAGGCGTCCGCCAAAACTCAAGCGTGCTGCCATCGTGTAATTCAACAGTTTTTTTGACGGGTACAAGGTTTGCGGCCTTTTTCAGGCGGTCAAGCGCACGCATGGGCTGAGAAGGCATAAAAATTAGTCTTTGGTTATTACTTTAGGCATAAAAAAGCCCCCAGCGCAAGCCAGGGGCATTAATTCTGTTGCCGAGATCAGGCAGAGGTGCTGAAGTCGAAGGTCGGCACGCCGGTCGGACGGAATGCGATCTCAACCTGCTGGGCATCGTCAGGGTTGATGTTCAGGCTGGCGCTGATCAGCACGGCATCCATAGCGATGGAGCGGCTCAGGGCTTCAGTGCCCTGCTTGTCGGTGTACAGCTTGAAGGCGCAACCAACTTGCTGGCGCTGCAGCACGTCTTCCACCATGCGGTTAGACAAGGCGGCGTCCTCGTTGGTGACGTAGACGGTTGCAGTACCGCTGCCATCAGCAAAGCCGGGGATGTAGGCACGGAAAGGCGCGTACTGACCAGCGGTTTGCCCGATGGTGGTTACGTCGATTTCAGCGCGACTAATTTCGAAGCTCCAGGACTGCACTTGGCCAACAGCGGCATAGTCGGCGTAAGCAACCTGAAATTCGTTAGGTGTTACAGCGGTGCCGTCGTCGGTAATATCAACAGAAGCACCACCGGCAGTAGCCGAAACCTTCAGCACACCAGTAGAGGCGGTGTAGGTAATCACGTAGTAAGTGGTGCCAGCAGTTAAACCAGCAGGGAGGGTGCCGGTGCCAGAGCCGCCGGTTTGGCTGTTGACCACACTGAATTCAACGGGATCTCCAACCTTCAGGTTCAGATACGGCTGAACCACGATCTCATCGCTTCCCGCAGTGACATTAGATTCACCGAATGTACCGGTGGTGCCAGCAGGCTTGTAATAAAGAGCGCCGGACGTACCGGACAAAACAGTAACAGCCATGTTGTGAACGGTAGTGGCTGATCAGATTCTAGCTTTGCTCATATGCCTCAAAACTTATGGTCACTTGTGTTTGCGAAAACCCTTCCGGCACAGAGGGTTCGATGGTGCGCGGACCATTTGCAGGGTCAAACTTTATATTTTCGAGCTGTAAACGTGAAAACAGATCAATGCAACGCTGAGCGATAGTCAGCCCTGCGCCTGGCCCTGCACCACGCGGAGCAAAGACGTTAAACACAAGCGTGCCATTGCGACGATCAAACCCAGCGCCAGTGCCACGGGTTGAGGTTGTAAGGATCGTCATGTAAGCCGAATCACCCCAGATGATGTTGGCCTGAACCCAGCTTGCGTTGTTGGGCGGTGTAAATGGAACGTTTTGGTAGGCAACCTGAATAGCCGGTGACGCAGCAAACTCAGTTGCAATGCGACCTTCAATGTAGGAGCGGACGGTGTTAAGGCTCATGAGTTACGACCAATTCGGTCCGCTTCAGCGTTGACGTAAGTTTGAACGTCTTTAGCAATGGAATCAACCCAGCCGCCGGGCACGCCAGATTTACGGCTGCCGTTAATGGCTAAGGGTTCGGCATAAATCAAGTTGTTGTGAATGCTGTAGATGTTGCCAGCCTGCTCATTGCCAAGCTGATAATTAACGGCCTCAGGCGGCGGGCTTGACTGATACTGGCCCTCAGGCTGCCCTTCAAAAGGTGCTGCGTTTTGGCCAATCGCCCAGCTTGCACGAAAGCGACCGGTATCAACTGGGCTTTGCAATTTCAACCGTCGATCCGATTCCAACACGGCAGCAGTGATCAGCTTGTTGAACTGCCCGTTGGCATACTGACCAATCTCGCCAATCCTGATCTGCCGTGCCATATCACTCTCTCAAAAGCAACTCAAACACAATCGGCTGGTTGTCCTGTTCGATCTTGTTGACCTGAATGGTCTGCATGATGCGGCCTGCCACAGTCACCTGATCAGATACGGCAGGTTCAAAGCTCAAATCGGCAGCAGCAATCGTCAGCTTTTTATCCGTGCTCTTGATTAGATCATTCAGCTCACGTTCGGTAACGGCTTCAAGCACGCCGCGAATCGTAAAGGTTGAAACGGTAACGCTTGCCGTACCTGTCGTTGGGTTGTAAACGCCGGTCACGTTTTTGCGTATTGTCACCTCGCCGCCGAATTTGGCCATCAGCTTTGAGGCAGTCTTACGTAACGAACCTGCTAGGGCCATCAGGCGTTCTCCAGTGCGGTAACTCGCGCTTCCAATAGCGTAAGCCTATTGCTTGGCTCCCAACGTTGATCGGTGGCGTCCCAGTTCAATACGTCGCCGTCAGATTTATTGCCGTTGGCCTCCACGTCGTGCAAATCTTTGAGGCGTGCGCCAGCAGTGGAACGGACAAAAATGGTGCCGTTGTTTGCCGAGCTGATGACTGCCGCCACGGCAAGTTTGAGGTTGGGCGCTAATGGTTCGGTTTTAGTGAACCCACCAGGCGCGGCAGGATTGCACCAAAGAATGTCACCTTCTAAATATGCCGTGGTGTTGATACCGCGAATCTTGCCAAACGTGGTCACGTAGCCATCGCTGGCGCCAGCAATTTCTTGATCAGTGACGCCAAAAAAGACGTATCCGGGGTACGTGCCATCAGCGACCATGGGAGCAACCTTCAAGCGCCCGCTAGCGCCGAGTGTGCCCGCAAACATCACTGCAGTACCTTTGGGGATTGGCGTGACATTGCTGTTGTTACGGCACAAGACCATCGTTTCCTGCCCGATGTAATTGCTAATGCCACCCTTGCCAAGCTCAACTGTGCCTTCATCGGCATTCCACACCATCTGACCATTGGCAGCGCTGAGACCAGCGGTTAGGTCAAACTGAAGGGCATCAACCTCAGGTGTTCCCGTCCATTCGCTGTGATAATCCGTGCCACTGGATTTAACCAGCACATCCTTGGGGTTGCCGCCCGGCGGTACACCAGCTTGATTAACTTCTACGCCAGTTGCGCTAACAGTCGGGACAATGGTGGTTGCACCGTTCTTAGTGACTGCAACTGTTGCTTGCGTTTGAGTAACAGTGACAATCGTCATGGTGCGGTATATCCTTCCGAAACGTAAACAATGCCTTCAAGGTAATAATTCCGAAGCCCCGCCGTATCCTCTAGCAGCACGTCGTAAAAAGCTTCATTCGGAAAGTCAGCCGTCTGCACATCGGTCAGCGCGATCTTGATTTGCCCAGTCGCACGGTCGATATAGGTGACAGCGAAATCGGCGTATTTTGTCGTGCGGCCTTGATTCCAAACCTGCGCATAGGCAGTCCAGCCAGTCAAGTCAATACCAACGCCAGCAGAATTTTTGAACTGCAGTTGCAGGTCGTAATCGGCGCGACGTTGAACCGTAATGTTGTGCTGCCCAGGCTGTACGGACATCAGAGGCGATAGGCGACGACAGAACCGCTAGTCAACGTGATGCTGGTAAACACGCCGTACAACTCAGCGGTGGAATTGAGCACCACAGCAGTCAGCGCGTTGCCGGTGTAATCCTCAGCCGCCAGCGTTGCGATCACCGTATCCTCAAGGGCGCAAATTTTGCCGAAGCGGCCAGTGTGAGCAGCAGTGTCGCTGATGTATTCAGCACCCGGATACGCGTAACCCATGATCAGCTCCGGCGGATAGCAAAGTTGCCTGGTCCGCTAATTCTAAGCCCAGTTAAATATCGTTCAAAAATTGGCGGCACACGATCTGCACCTGTGGCCACGCTGCTGGCACCTGCAGTCTCAACGGTCAAGCTGCCGATCTGAACACGCTTGTAATCTTCAACGCCAGACAGGCCAAGGCCATCCTTGTTGTTGTTCAGGTAAACCGCCAGCACACACTGGGCGTATTGCACCTGCGTTGGGATTTCGGTGTCGGTGAAATAGTCCGTTGTGATGCGGAACGGGAAGCCAACGGTGTACGTATTGATGTACGTGTCAGGCTTTCGTACGCCGGTACGCGGCCACTGCAGGGCTTGAGTATCAGTGGCACGGGCACCAAGAAAGCGCTCACGGTCTAGGCGCTGTGTAGCCGATGCCAACGCGCGGTTCTTCTGATCAGTAGTGGCAGTTGCCCAAGCAACCACATCATCATCTTCTACAAAGCCATCAACCAGCGCTTGTGCTGCTGCCAGCGTCAGGTAGCTGTTGGCGTTTGCGCCGCCCACTGTTGCGTCGATTGTTATTGCCATCGGCGGGCGCCGTTTCTGTTACTTCAAGTTTAGGGGTGGGCTCTGCATCAGAAAAAGAGGCCCCAGCCGAAGCCAGAGCCTCCAGTTCACGCAGTCGCCGGAAAGCGAACAGGCCCAAAATCAGCTTGCAGCAGCTTTGATCACCGCGAAGTTCAGCACAAGTGCCTCGCTTGCAGTAGTACCAAGGTTGGACAAGGTGACAGTGAAAGAGCCAGCAGCCACAGCACTCACGCTGGCGACATAGGTGCCAGTGCTAGCGCCAGACTTGACGGCCACGACGGGCACATCAGTTGCGGCCACAAAGCTGTTAGTGACCACGAAGGACACTTCAGCGCCACCGGCCAGTTCAGCGTCATCGGTAGTGATGGCGCCAGCAACCTTGTTAAGGGTTACACCGGTGGCCTTGCTGGTTTCCTGGGTGACAGCGCCACCGAGTCCAGCGGGATAGCCGATTGCGTTACCGGCTACAGCTTCAAATACGGATGCCATTGTTAGTGTCCTCCTCAGTCCATGTTGGAGACGTTGGTGGCACGCACAATGCCAATGTTCTTCAGCTCATACACCTTGGACCAGTTGGCCACGGTTTCAAGCTGTGCGCGAGTCGGGTTAACAGTGGTGACGCCCCACTTAGCACCCACGGGGTGATAGCAGTAGTGCAGGTCAATCGACATTGCATCACTCTTGGCGAGGATGTCACGGTCGGTTTCAGTCTGCATGGCGAGCTGTTCGCCCGAAGCCACTGCACCAGAGGTGAAGAAATAAGTGCCGTACTCAGTGGTGCTACCGGAACCAGCAGTAGGCACGTCGTCGGACACGATCACACGCAGACCCATGTAGGTCGGCACGCGCACTTCGCCGCCGTAGGCAGCAGCCATGGAACCACCGGATTGGGTGGTGGAGGTGCCGCGAGCTTCGTCAGTGCTGACGTAATCAATGGCGCGACGCTCAACAAGGTCGTAATACACCTTGGAGTGCATGGCCACAGCAGCCAGCTTGTCACCCTGATCGCCAAGGATGGCGCGGGCCTCAGCAACGTGGCGGGGGCTCAGAGTGGTAGGGGTATCAGCAGAAGCCGAGTCGATGCAGAGATCGAAGAAGGCAGAGCTGCTGGTGTTGGCGTTCAGCGAACCGAACACACCCTGCAGGCAGGACAGCAGATCCTTTTGACGCTGGTTGGCAACATAATCAGCGATCTTGGCGCCGATGGCAGCCATGGGGTCAGAACCAGCAGCAAGAGCAGCCAGATCACGGGCCTCAAAGGCACGGCCACGGTGCAGGATCACGCCGATTTGCTTATCAGCTTGGATCTTGCCAGGGGTCAGCGAGGAGCTATCAGTCAGCACCTCAAAGTCGCCGGAAAGGTTTGCTTTCCAGAAGGGAACGTTGATGAAATCACCGCCCTCGGTGGCATTCAGCTCCGCCATGGGCTGCACCACACCGGAAGCCAAGAAGGCATCACGCTGAGTGGTTTGCTCAATGACGTAAGGCGTAAATACCTCGGGGATGATGATGTCAGAGCGAAGGGTCGCCATGACTAATCCTCAAGAATGGTTTTACGATGCGGGCGTAACCCAATGACGGACGGCGTAGCCAATTCGCGTCTAACGGTTACATATTAAGCATTGTTTGCGGCTGCCTTCAAGCGTTCGTATAGATCGCGGTCAGTTTTGAACAGGCGGGATTGTTCGGTGAGGTTGAAATGCTCACGGCTGAATGGGTTTTTGGTGCCGATAGGAACCTCGCCAGAGCCAGAGCGGCTGATCACGGGAGCGCCGGAGCCCTTGATGGTGGGTGGCTTGAACAGGTAGCCACGCTCTTCTTTAAGGCGTGAAACCCATTGTTCCATGGGCACTTCGTTGTAACCGTCCACTGCTACGGGGTTGCCGTTTTCATCAAGCTTTAGCTGATCACGGACAAGGCGCAACGCATCATGCGGATTATGGGCACCCTGTTCAGCAAGGATGGCAACAACGCGATTGTCTAGCTGATTAACGGTCAGCTTTGACTCAAGTTCAGCGATGCGCTTTTTGTAACCTTCCTCGCGTTCTTGAAACTGTTGGGCGTACTGCTTTAGGGCTTCGTCGTACTTACCCTTGGATTCAAGTTCTTCCTGTTCTTTTTTGCGCTTGAAGTCCAAAAGCTCCTGAACGTCTACACCATCAGGAACCGAAACGGTTTTTTCTTTTTGCTCTTTAAGCTTGCCGATCAGTTCAAAGTTCTTGCGCTCTAGCGCCTCAATGCTGCGCTTTAGCTTGTCAAGATCTTCGGGGCTTGCAGTCGGCGTAGCTTCCTGCAGTTGTTCTTCAGACATTGTGACCCGTAGGGTTTACCGCCAAAGTGTATAAGTAAACGCTGCTTTTTGCACGTCATGTCCCGTCGTGAATGGGATACACCAGTGCGGGAACCATGGAACCCGATCATTCATCACCTATTGAAGGCGATTGATCTGCATACACGGGAATATCTAAAGACCCACGACCGCTGGCACGCGGATAACGCCAACGCGTTGCGTAAGTACGTCGCTGAACTCAAGGATCGGATACACCAGCGCGAAGGCCGTTGATCACCATTTACTGCGGTCACTCCAGTAGGCAGCAGACATTTTGCCCTTGGCAATGTTCTTGGCGTGCCTGGCTTTGAAGGATGCCCGTCTGGCCTTGGCCGCTTCTGATTCGCCTTCACGCGGCGGTGAGCCTGATACCCCTTGCTGGCCAAACCTGATCAGCTTGACCTTTTCGCCTTCCTTAGCCAGAACAGCGTGGGATTTGGTCGGATGATTTGGTGTGCGCTTGGGTTTGTTGTAGCCGTCAAATTTTTCCCCGCGATACTCAATCATCGTCTTCATCCTCATCGTCATCATTTTCGGTGCAGGTAATGACTTCAACGCCTTCGGCAAGACGCCCCATCAATGCACCAAGGCCCTCCGGCGTGTTTGGCACGGGGAATAGAAAGCGGCCCTCAATTAGACCGTCAGCGCACTTGAGGTAGGTGCAACTGCCCTCCCAAATTTTGCCCTTCATTTGCGTTTAGGCGCTTCACGTAATTCTGATCGCTTTTTCAAAACTGGGTTGCCGGTGGATTCAGATGTGATACGCAAAATCGGGTCGTCGCTGCTACCGACGCGTGTGATCCTGCCACCAGACGGACCTTCAATGGTGGCGCGATTGCCAGCCCTGCCCGTCACTGTGCCGTAAGTGCGCGTGCCTTGGTAAATCCAGCTAACGCGTGAACCGATGCCGATTGCCATTACTTTTTCTTGCGTGATTTACCGGCTTTTGCGTAGGCGATTGCGACCGCCTGTTTTGGAGGCTTGCCCGCCTTGATTTCGCGTTTGATGTTCTCCTGAATGACTTTCTTGCTCCGACCTTTCTTCAGAGGCATCGCGCCATTCGGCAACTGCATCCAATTTAGTGCCTAGATCGGGCGTAAACCAGCCTTCATTGGTGTAAATGGCGTTGATCCAGGTTTCACCAACAAGGGCGCACACGGCATCGCTGTAAACGTAACCGTCCTTGAAGTGCCTAAGCGGCGGGTTTGCCATAACGCTCTTGCAACTGTTTCAGCGTAACTTCGCTGCCGTCTTCACGCACCATGCGGGACAAAGCCTGCTGCGGGCCAAAATCCTTGCTTAGCTTTTCGAAATATGGCAGCCGTGATCTACCAAGTACTTCGGCTTGATATTCCTTCGATTGGCGTTGCAGCCATTGCCCATAGTTTGTGTCTGCCGAAACTTGCCCGCCTTCTGCGGCACGTCTTGCTGGGCCAATTACTTCCTCTGGTGGACGCAGGCCAAGGGCGCGGTAATTAATGACCGGAATTGTTGTACTGCGACAGTTGAAATGAACAGGTGGCGTGGGACCGTCACCGTATTTGAATGTTTTGCCGTCAAGACTACGGCAGATAGCTGATGTTCTGCTGTCCAACGTGGCAAGGTATTGATACTTTTGCGTTACATCTTCGTTAGAGCGATACACCTGCTGACTGGCTTCATTGGCCACCTGCTGCACACTGGTCCGCACAATCGTGAGCACCTGATGATCAGCCATGCGGGTTAGTTCACCACCGGCTAAAGCTTGCTGCCGTGCTGTTTTTGCGAGCTGGCCAAAGTCAAGCGATCCGACCATGCGGCGTGCAATCTGTGGTGTCGGTTCACCAGTCAATAGGCCCGTGCGAACGATGGCGTTAAAACGCTGGGCTTGCGATTCGGCTAGGCCACGAAAGGCTTTGGATACGACTTCACCATTAGGCAATGTGATGGCTGACCCTTGTGCAGCGGTCAAATTGAAACCGCCCGTGCCAGGCAGCGTGAAGTTGAGATCAGTTGGGTCAACCGTGGCGACAGTCGCTGCGAAGTTTGGCGACACTTCAACAGTGCGAACAGCTTGCTGAGCAACAACGCTGGGTTCAATGCCGCGTGCGCCAACTTGACCGCCTTCAATCGCAAGCCGCAATTGCTCGGTGACAAATTCAGTTTGCAGCTCAGCTAAACCCTGTAGCTCCGTGGCTACATACGCCGTGTTTCTGCCCGCCCAGCCGTCTAGCGATTCTTTAAGTTGAGCAAGGATGACGCGTAAACGCTGAGCTTGCACTGATTGCGGGCTAACGATGCCAGCACCGGCAGTAGCCTCACCAAAATCAATACGCTTCAGGTCGTCAACGGCGCTCAGAATGATGGCGTTGTAATCACGCACGATCTGCTTAGCGACCGCATTACTGAAACGGTTTAGATCAATGGCGTTGCGGTAGATATTGGCAACCGGATTCCTGCGATCAATGCGCCGCTTAAACTGCTCAACGTTTAGCAGGCGGGGTGTTACGCCGGATTGCGTCATTGCATCATTTCATCGCTAGGCATTTTTTCGCTAGTCACATCTTCGGCGCCAAGATTTTCGGAGCCGCCCATTTCAATCAGCCCGCCAGCTTGCGTAGCTTCAAGCTCTTCTTCAACGTCGAAATCGTCGCCGAGCACTTCACCTTGGGCAAGTTGATCGAGCAACGTCTTCTGGCTAATAACACCAGCGGTGTAGGTTTGCAGCAGTGCGGTGATCTCTTGCGGTTCAAGGCGTGCGCCAAGAAAATCGCGGTTGACGTAGCTGCTGCCAGCCTGCTGAATGCCAAGGTAATCAGCGTGATAACGCAGGCAGTTGTCGATTAGATCCTGCACCTGCTGGGCAATCACCATCATGGTGGAATCGCCTTGGCTGCGATCAATACGCTTGGCCTCTGCGGTTTCAGCGCTCAGCTTTTGACCCAACACAGCGGATAGACCAAGCTCGTTGATCTGCCGTTCAAGCTGCTGCAGACGGTCAAACTGCGAACGGAAGCTATTGCCGCTGGGTTCGATGTATTCAGCTCGGCCTTCGGCGGGGAATGCGATTGCCTCACCAGGGCCGGCGCTAACTTCCTCGGCGCTGGACGGGAAGCCAAAGAAGGCCAGCATCGGCACTGCAGAAATGTGCAACATGTTGTCCAGATCGCTCTGGATCTGATACGCCTTTAGGTTCAGTTCGGCAATATCTTCCAGCGGCGGGCGAGACTCAAGCAGGCCAACACGGTTGGAATAAGCGGTGGCAAAGGGGATGTAATCAAGGCTGGTGGTGCCTTCTGCGACCGTTTCAAAGTTGCCGGTTTGGTCGTTTTGGCGGAACAATTCAAATGATCCAGGACGCAATACACGCACCTGTTCCACCAGTTTTTCGCCGTATTCACCGTCGGCAACGGTTACGCGCTCCATCAAGCGAAGCTGCACCAACTGTTGTGCGCCGTTGACCAGTTCAGAGCGCCAACCAAGAATGTCACGCGGTGTGTAAGTAACCCAATACGGACGCAACGATGCAACATCCGTGATGTTTTGAATTTCGTCGTCAGCTTGGCTGGGGAAATCAACCAACACGCCAGCATGGCCGTAACGAACAACCTTGCGGCTCAGTTCATACGTAAAGATGTTGAGATCGTTGCCAGCCAGATCAACGTCAAACAGTTGCTCGCGGATCACATCTTGTACATCATCAAGGCGTACAGGCTTGCGGGTCAACATGCCGGCCAGCATGCGTTCAAGCCGCTGGTAATACGGCGGGCAAACGCTGCGGGCTAGGCGGTTGTCGTAACTTTCGTCTTGCTCGCGTGGTTCTTGGGGGAGGTAACGCCGATGCTTGCGGCGCATTCCATAAGTGCCTTGCAGCAGATCTTCAATCAAGATCCAGTGCGCTTCCTGCGCAACCCAAGCTGCGTTGGGATCTTGAACCTGCGTGGCCGTGCGCGTCAGATTCCGGTCATAGTGCCTGAAACCGGTGTACGTCATTTTTTGCGCCTAGCCATGCACAAAGTCTATGGCTCTAGGTTAATCGGGAATGATGGCTGGGCCTCCGATACCGCCACACACGGCGTTCAGCCTTACGGTTTGAACCGACCCAGCAGGATCAAAGTTTATTCGGATTGATCAGCGCGGTTGATTTCATCGTCAAGGGCATCGCCTGCTTCGTCAAAGCCTTCGTCGTAAAGCCATTGCTGGAGGGTGGTGAGCATGGCTTTTCCGCGTTGGAAGGCTCATAGCTCTCGAACTCGGTCTCCCACTCGCCATTGGCGTCGTACCAGAGCACCACGCGCTTGCGTGCGAGAGCCGCGTCGAGGCTTTCGTGGATGCGGTTGGTGGCGAGAGGGGTGCGCGTCATGGGCAGGCATTGCCAGTTCGGCCAATACATGGCCAGTATTGGCGTTCCGAGGCCCTTTGCCAATACGTTGGTGCAAACGGTGAAGGCTTCGTTGAAGTCGTATGAGCCGTTGTCTTGAACGGAATCAAAGGCGGCTTCAAGATCGCGCCAGAGGGGTGCGGACATAAGGAAAAGGACAACCCGATGCCAAGGCAGAACAGAGAAGGGTTTGATGGCCCAAGCGTGAGACGCCTCAAGGACGCACAGGGGCTTGGGCTCTATCGCTACGTAGCCTAGTGAAGGTGACTGCTCACCGAGCAAGTTACCGAGCAAGTCGCCGAGCAAGTAGCGAAGGTGACTACTGGCGCTGGGAAGCGCGACGAAACTCTTCCAAGAACTCTTCTCCCATCAGCTCCACTAGGTCTTCATGAGTGGTGTTTTGAATGATACGAAGGCATTCCTTGAATCGTCGTTCGTTTTCTTGTTTACTGATCGGAGGCTCAGTGGTGGTGGCAAGGTAGGCGCGAGCTTCGTCGGCCATAGCGTGAATCCGGGCAACGTTGCCGAGAAGATCATGTTTCTCCTGGAAATAACTGGAGGCATAATTTCCCCAGCCTTCAACATCATCGGCGGCATCGTGCAGCGCATTAGCCAGTCGCTGGATAAAGTCGCGGGGGGTTGTGTCAGTCATGGGCGTTGAAGGTGACTACTGGGCTTCAAGCTCAACGGCAATGGCCAAAAGTTCGGCGCGTATTGCTGCTGCGTTTACATCACAGCAAGAATCATACGGAAGATGTGGGGCTGGCACCACCTGATCCGCAGCAGCTCGCAGGGCGGCCGCGAGCGTTGCTTCTACCTCGTTGTGCGGGTTTTCGTCCATTCGCTGATAGGCGGCATCCAGCACCGCCTGAGCCTGTGGTGACAACTCAGCCATCCCTGCCCTCCAGCTCGGCGGCGATGGCGAGGAGTTCGTCGCGCACTTTGCATCGATTACGGATGGCGGCAAGTGACAGCGATCCCTTGTCGATGTCGTCTGGCTCCGGCGCAACCTGATCCGCAGCAGATCGCAGCGCGGCGGCCAATGCTTCTGGACTGATTTCGTATGGATCTGCTGTCCAGTGGCTGATGTAGGCGTCAAACACTGAACGCGCAGCGGGTGAAAATTCAGACATAGAAGTGGAAGCGACTACTCGTGATTGGGCAAGGATTCAAGTACAGAGCGTATGAGCTTGTAGTTTTGGATGCTTAACTCAGCCTGCTCTTCATCCAAAGCTTCAAGCGCCTGCTCCTTCAAGCTCGGCGGCTTGGGGCGGCGGGCGGCGCGGAGTTCGTCGTGTGCCCAATAGGTCTGCTTGCTTTTGACCCACTCACAACACGCCTCCAGCTCCTGATCTGCGCCCCATTGGGCACCACGCTGGGCGAGAAAATCGAGTTCATCAACGCCATGCGGTACTTTATAAATCCACTCATTGCGCCACTGCTCTATCAGTTCCGGCGACACTACAATGTCACTGCGGCGTTCGATCTCGGACGATGATCCGGGCTGTGACGCCGCCCCACTTACTTCAGCACTGGCAACGCGAAGGTCGTCCATCGCTGCCTCTTGAAATGCCCAGTTGATGCAGAGCTTGGCAAAAGTCTTGCAGTAGCCGGGATGACTGCGCTTTTGACTGTCCTCTCGTGCTTGCTCGGAGAACTTTTTGAGCAGGTGCGGCGGCGGCACCTTGGAATAGTCTTCGTTTGTCATGGGTGATTAATGGAAGCGGTTACTGGGCTTTGTGGAAGTCGTCTAGTTCGGCGTACAGTACTGCTGCAGCGTTTTCCCAGTACTGGTGATCATTGAGCCACGCTGCCACTTCCTGAATTGCGGCCACGTCTTCCTCTGTCCAGTCAGGAGTGTTTACATCCACAACTTCGGCACTGCCGATAACCCAGCGCACGCGCTCAACTAAATCGCTGTTTGCACTTGGCCTATTGGGGTTGGTGTAGTTAGACGCTGTTCTGAACCCATCCATACAGTCAAGCCAAGGAGCATCGTCTTTGTCGGAGAGGTTGTGTTCAGTCATCTCAAGCTCCCAATAAAAACTCTACAAAGAAAAGCGCCAGCAACGAGCAGACCGATTTCTAATTTAGTCATCGAGCTGCCTCACCAGTCTGAGAGCTGTGCCAATGTCTTCGTTGTAAAGCGCCTCTGTCAGTTTTTCCTTCAAGCTCGGCGGCTTGGGGCGGCGGGCGGCGGGCGGCGCGGAGATTAGGCGGAATACGTGGATTCCAACTTTCAAGTGCTTTACAGCACGCCTCCAGCTCTTGGTCTGCGCCCCATTGGGCAGCGCGGGTAGAAAGATCGGCGAAAGCAGCAGTCAGCTTATTTTTGTCGCTAAGCCCAGCAGGACCAAGCGGACCAAACGCTTGCTCGATCATTGATGCCACCAGTTCTTCTGACGGCGGAATAATGGGATGTTGTTGTGTCATAAGAAAAGGCCCCCGAAGGGGCCGGTGATCAGCAACCGGCAGGACCAAGACGGTAACCGGGAGAGAAAATCATGAACTCATCGTTCCACTGCAGATCCTTCACTTGCACCGGCGCTGCGGTGTAGTACTGAATCGCGCAGACAGTGACGTGCACTTCGTCACGATCAACCACCTCGTAGTTGATGGGGTTGCGCCAGTCGGCGGGATCAGCAACCTTTTTGAAGGCCGCATCGAGCTGAGCCTCGGTAAAGGGAGTGCCGGTTTCGGAGAGAACCAACATTTGAAGAGCCGGCGCCGTGCCGGGAGTGGTGGGGTCGCCCCCTGTCCCTTAATTATGGGGTATACCCCTGCCTTCTGACAAGCACCCCAGTGGTCACTTCACAAATCGTCAATACAGGCGCACACCAGTGCCGCGGCCAGCACCCTGATGCAGCGGGTTGAATTCACGCCACACCAGATACCCCAGTGCGTCAACCATGTGATCGTGGCCGGCCTCCTTATCGGGGTCGCCTTTTTCCGTGTAGCTCTGCAGTTCTAGGCATTCGATCAGCCGCCTGCAGCCATCGGCCACGTTGAGCCGTATTTGGCCCTTCGCGTTTTCCAGCAAGCTTTGCACCGCAAGCACCCGATCACGAACAGGCGGGTTGGCTTTGCCCGATTGGTTACTCAAGCCGTGGCTTTCAAGGATCTGAATGTCCGTACGGCTGGCGTTGGTGCTGCGATTACCGCCTGAGGCATCCGGGTACACATAGATACGTCTGTCTGGGTAGCGCCGTTTGATCTCACTGGCCAGCGCGTCCGTATCGTGCGCTCCGCTGATTTCGTCGATCACCAGCAAACTGTTGCCAATCCGCACCCCGATCACAGCCGACATGTTGCCCACGTTGAAGTCCACCCCAACACGCAGCGGCTCACGGCTTACATCAGGCAGGCTAGACACCACATGCTTGGTACGGTCAAAGCGGTCGTACACCTGGCCCGTGTTGAGGTTGACCCATTGCCCTTCTAGGTAGGACTTGATCAACTGCGGCGGATAGTTCGCCATCAGGCTGTCGATAAAGCCATCGGGCAGGTACGGGTTATCCATGGTGCGAGCACGGATCAGTGCGGTGTCCTCACCGGCGTTGCGGTCGAACGTGTCAAATGCCCAGCCGTAACCCTCGGGCGTGGTGGCGGCATAGAACTGCTGCACGTTGCCAGCACGAAGACGGGCGAGGGCCATTCGTGTTGCCTGCTCTGCTACCCGTTTGTTTGCTGTGTCGGCTTCGTCAAAACCAATGGCGCACAAGTTCTGGCCACGGATGCGGTTCCATGTTTCCATCGTGCGCAGCAGGATCGTGTGACTGCCCTCGGCAAAGTGCAGGGTGTATTCAGGTAATGGACTGACGCGGAAATCAAAAGGTATTTGCCATTCCTCTAAAAGGTCATCCATCGTGCGCTGCAAAATGTCGCGCAGCATCGGGGCGACAGGTTCAAACAGGGCTGACACGTAGCCGATATTTAATGCCGCCATGTGCACAGCTTTTGCCACTAGGCCGTGCGTCTTGCCAGCACCAAACCCGCAGACGAGGGCAAGCTTGCGGTGCGCCGTGTCATCACAGAACGCGAGCTGATGTGGCAACAGCGTTTGCCGAATGCGTTCTAACGCCTGCTCTGCTGAGGGTCCGGGCGTTTGACTTGAAGGCGGTTCAAGCAGGAAGCCGCCAGGGGCGTGGGCTAGCAGGCTCAAATTTCAAGGCCGATCAGTTTGGCTTGGAGTTGGATGGCGTTGAGGGCGACCTGCGTTTGACCACGCTTGTAAGCGGACTGTTCGTAGGTACGAGCGCGGCCTAAGGCTTCAGCGATCCACGAGGGGCGAGTCATGGCGGCGTCTTCTTCTAGGCGAATGCGAGCACGTTGGATGTATTCATCAACTTGACGTGGAGTGATGTTCCATTGCTTCGATCCGAATTGAACAATCTGACCACGCGATTGTCCTTCGGTCAGAAGACCGTAAATAGTGTCAACGCGGAAGTTGACTTCGGCAGCGGTTGATCGCGCCAACGTTGAAGAAAAAAATCAATAAGAAAAGGATAAACCGAAAACGAGAGAATGGTGGCGAATGGGACTCAGATGCGACTGATGTGCGACGCAGTAGACGCAAATAAGACTTGAAGGGATTGTGGAAATGTGCCTTGGGATGCTTGCCAGCGCCAAAAATCCGGCTAAGGTTTCCCTGCTAGCGATTGCAACACCCGTTAGCACCTGTCCTTTATCCGCTATCAACTGCAAGCAATGGCAAAAGGTGTATTTCTTCGATTACCGGAGGATTTGGTTTGTGACTTGGAGCGTTACAAGCCCAGAACCATGTCCCTGTCTGGCTTTTGCGCCTATCTGGTGGAGCTAGGGGTTGACAGGGATGTTACGCTGGCGGAGCGACCGACAGGGAGCGAAGCCTCTAATTCTTCTTCTAGTATTACTAATAAAGAATCTTATAATCTAAATAATAAAGAACGGTCGGAAAAAATTAACGAAAATCCAGAAGAAGTTGCAATCGCTAGCAAAAAGCGCAAAAAAGCTAATTACACGCCGGAGTTTGAGGAGCTGTGGAAGCTGTATCAATCTGCGCCTGATCGTGTCTCATCCCAGACCAAGCCGAAGGCATTTGACGAGTGGAAGGGCATCGTTGCCCTTGAAGGCCCTGAGACCCTCCTAGAAGCCGCTAGAAGGGCGATTGCCGAGCAGAAGCGCAAGATGGGTGCCGGGGAGTTCGTAGGCAGCCTTCCTGACCTGTTTCGCTGGCTTCGTGACGGCAAGTACGAGGTGTATCTCGAAGAGCACAAGCGTCAGAGCGGCGGGAAGTATTGGGATGAGGGCAACCGCTGCTGGGTTTACGACGACTGATCATGGAAGCCAACGACCAACCCAAGATCACGCGGCTACCACGTAGCGGCCCTAGGGACGGGCAAACAACAGCTCAATGGCTGCGCAGGCAGGAGGCATCTGATCGTCAATGGTCAGCCCGTTCGCCCCGTGCATCAGCAGAGCGCAGGCTGATCAATCCAAAACTTCGAGATCGGTAATCCCGTTTAAGACTCACCATGAAACTGTACGCACCAGAAAACAAGGGCAAGTACGTCTGGCAGACCGCTGATGCCAAGACCAAGCAAGTGAGCTACAGCGTCACCACGACCCGCACAGCACCGCCTGATGCCGCTTACGGGCACCCGATGGGCAAGTACGACGATCAGGGCCTGTACATGACCTACTGCCCGAACGTGGGCGCTGATGACCCTAAGAGCCCGCTGGCAGCGCGGTATGTGGTGCATCCCATGGCCGCGTCGGAGCGTGACAAGGCTGATAAGGAACGGTTGTGGAGCCACATCTGATGCGTCTTGCTTTTGATCTGACTGAAGTACGCCTGCTGCTGCGTCGTGGCATTGCTGCTGGCCATTGGCGGCTGGAGGACTTGGATCAGCCATCGCCGGGCTGGGTCATCACAATGGAGGATGCCAAGCGCATTCCCGGCTTTACACCGCCTGTCTTCCGTAATCCCCTCAGAGATGAGCCCACACCGTCCGAACGCGTCCAAGTCACAGACCCAAGAGACTTCGCGCTGGCTCCCACCCCTGCCGATCCTGTTCAACGAGGAGGCACACCGCTACCAATGGCAACCCACGGGTCAGTGGCTGAATCATTCAGTGACGCAGGTGTGCAAGGGCACGAAGGATGCGTGGGCGATGAAGCGGATTATGGAGACGAAACACATTTGGGAGCCGCGTGGGAAGGCGGTGCATTTGGCGCTGGAGACGTTTCTGACGACTGGTGAGCCAGGGGAGTATCCGGAGGAGTACAGCGAATGGGTTGAGCCGCTGCTTGAGCATTCCGTCTGGAATACGTATGAGGCAGTGGCCTGCGAGTATCGGCTTTGTGACTTGGACCGCAATATTGCTGGCAGCTTTGATTGCCTGCTGCGGCGTAAGGATGATCATCAACAGCTTGTGCTGGTGGATCTAAAGACGCAGGGCAAGGCCGATGCCAGCCCGTATGACGTGAGCCCGCAGTTGGGCGGGTATTTAGGGATGCTGAGCCTGCACTGGCCGAAGCTGTATGTGCAGAAGGCTGGTGTGCTGTGGAGCCGTCCGGGCAGTACGACGCTGCAGAAGGTGGATGTTGATGACGCGGTGATCGAGTGGCAGGGCGCCCGTGATGCGTTTTTGATGCTGAATCAGCCTGAGTTCTGAGGCGGGTTGCCACACCCTCCGTTTAGGGGTATACTCCCTATGGCAGCGATGCCACCACGACACGAAACGCCATGATCAACCTCAACCGTGCCACCAAGGCACAACTGATCGACCTGCTACAGCAGCAAGCCGACACCACCTCAACCCTTGAACAACAGGTGAACGAATCCAAGGAACAGATCACCGTTGCTTTATGGATTGCAGCCGTCAGCTTCTGCCTCGGCCTCCTGTTCTGATCTTGTGGCCCCTCATGGGGCCTTTTCTTCACCATGACCAACCCCAGCACCCTCCTTGGCGTTATCGCCAGCACCAAAAAGGAAATCGCACGTCATCAGGAAATCCTTGATCGCCTCATGGATGACCTTGCCCTGATGTACACCGCAGGCGACCTAGACGACATTAAAGACGATGAAGGCAATCTTGCCCTTCACGGCATCAAGGTATCCCGCTGCACTCGCACAAGTTGGCAGTACAGCAATGCCGTCAAGGAACTCCAGCAGCTAGAGCAGTTTGAGGGCGTCGCTCAGAAGAAGGAAACAGAATACTGGAGAGTGACGCTGCCAAAGGCAGAGTTCTGATGGCTGGCTCTCCCGTAGACGATCGCATTGATGCCATTTTGGCCAAGTACGACCTATGGGATCCAGAGCAATACACAGACGCTGTGGCAGAGCTGGTGCAGTACCTGCTGACCGTTGATCCAAAAGACGAACGCAAAAGCCTGTATTACCAGTCCATTCCACAGAAAAAACACCTTGAAAACTGCCTGATGCGATCTGATGACTAACAACCCTTATGGCCTGAGCTGGCAAACGCGGGTTCTGTTCTGGTTACTTTCAAAGCGCCCCGACGTGCAAGGCATCACACTGAGCACGCCAGTTGAACACCTGAATCGTTGTCTAACGCATACGAAGTGAAGTTTGCCGTGCAGGGCATTGAGCCGGCGCCACAGGGCAGCAAGCGTCATGTTGGCAATGGCCGCATGATTGAGGCATCAAAGAAGGTCAAGCCGTGGCGTTTTGCCGTCAGCCAGGCTGCCCTTGAAACCGGCGAGGCGTTGATTGATGAACCTGTCAGCGTGCTAATTACCTTTCTGTTCAGCCGCCCCAAGGCGCATTACACCAGCAAAGGTGAAATCAAGCCCAAGGCGCCGTTTTACAAGTTCACCAAGCCTGATCTTGACAAGCTGTGCCGTTCAACCTTGGACGGTATTACCAATGTGTTGATCAAAGATGATTCGCAGGTTGTGACGTTAATAGCTACAAAACAGTACGCCAATGAAGGCGAATTACCAGGAGCCCTGATCACCATTAACAAACTGTGAACGCATCAAAGTACGTCCGCATCTGCAAGATTTGCGGAACTGCGTTTGACATCAAAATTATGCGCAATGGCAGGCCGTCAACGCGAAAGACTTGCAGCCAGAGCTGTGCCAACAAACCACGAACACGGGTTCGTCTGTGGACGCAGGAGGAAACAGATTGGCTGATTGATCACGTGAATACGATGCCGCTGTCACGGCTTGCGCGGTCGTTTAATTTGTGGGCACGCGTTAATGGATTGCCTGATCGCAGCAAGAATGCGATTGATAAAAAGCTGAGAACATTTGGCTATTCAAATCGGCCAACAGTTGAGTTTTATACCTTCATGAAGCTCAGCCAGATGCTTGGACTTTCCAGAGACACAGTTGCACGTTGGAAACGCCTTAAAAACAACCCGATTGAGACTTACAGGCGGGATAACAAAAAGCAGGCGTTTAATTACGTGACGACAAAGATGTTTAAGGATTTTGCGCGTAATCACCCGTCTCAGCTTGGTGGCACTAATGAGGTTGGGCTGCAGATGCTGCTGGAAGACTCACGTTGGGCCAAGGAAATTCTGCGTGCATATCCCAAACGACCAGAGAAGCACTGGAGGCAGCATCGAGTGCGTTGCATTGAAACCGGCAAGATCTACCCAAGCCTGGGCGCTGCAGCGCGTGATGTGTTTGTGGTCACGCAGTGCATTGCTAGGTCTGTAAAGCATGGATACAAGGCCAACGGGTACACGTTCGAGCTGCTGTAGACAGCCATCCCATTTAGGGGTATACTCCATGTAAGGGCCGGAGCCCTGTCCTCACCGATCACCACACTGCCAAACCCCTATGACCGATTACCCCAATCTCGGGGGCATCATCACGCAGCAAGACGTATCAACCAAAGGAACAGGCTCTTACGCCGCTGATTACGTCAACTGGTGCCGTGTTGCCCACCTACTCCATGATTTCGCGCCTGGCTGGCAGTTTGCGCTTAAGGCTCACCCAGAAACCGGCCATGTCTGGAAGTCTCCCGACGGAACCGCTTATGTGGTCGGGTGCTTTGAACACGTCAACGGATCCGATACGCCGCCCTTCCCGCAGGCGATCATGGACAACCGTAATAACGCCATCGCGTTTGAAAAGGTCACTGCCCGTGATCTCACTGACGCTCATCGGCGTTGCCTCTGTACTGCTGCAGCCGCGCAATTCGGCCTTGCATGGCAGCTCTGGGCGCGGGAAGCCATAGAAAACCCGCACCGCGAAGACTTCGCTAAGCCAGCACTGCAGCAGGACACTCCCAAGGAACCGTCCCAAGTGCGGGACACTCAACCCAAGGCCAAACCCAAAGCCGAACCCAAAGCTGCCAGTACCGAATCAAAGGTCGTTTTTTTGACCGATGACGAAGTTGAGGAAATCAAGGGCTGGGTGAAGGGCTTCGAAAAACGTGACGACCTGATTACTGCCTTCAAAAAGCAGTTCAAGATCATGGCGCCACGTATTGCTGATCGCATCCAGTTCCCTGAACACAAGGAGTTCATCGCTAAGTACATCGCTGACAATCCCGCATGACAGGGCGACGGCCCAAAACACAAGAGGAAATCAACCGGAGGAAAAACCGCACCATCGTTGCGGCCAAACTTCCGCCTGATACCTACCGGCAACTGAAGATGTACTGCGCCAAATCAGGTCAGAACATCAATCAGGCGCTGCGCCACATCATCTCAAGCTTCCTTACAAACAATGGCTGACATTGCCTTTACGGCGAAGTTCCGCATTCAGGAAAATCGCAACCGCAAAAACGACAAATCCCCAGAGGAACAAATTGTTGTTGATTTCACCTCTGAGCAGGCCATGGCTGCGGCCAACTATTTAATGAGCATGGCTGAACAGGCGGAAGCCAAAGGCCAGACCATCCGTATCTACACCGGCAAGGATGAATACACCGAACAAACCGGGTTCTCCTTGTGGGGCGGCAAGTGGGGCAATAAAGGCTCCTTTAGCCCGCTGAAGCCCGAATCACCCGAAACTTCTTTCTGATGGATTCCATGATCATCCTTACCGATTCTCAGGTCGTTGAACTGAACAACCGCATTGGCCAGATCCAGCGGTTGATTGAATCCGCGCAGGTCATCAAGGCCGGTGGTGCTGTACAGCCCAAAGCTGTAACCGAGCACGATCAGCCTCAAGCAATCACCGGCAAGCGTCGCAAGGCCAAGCGCAAGCGTGGTGCCCTCAACGCTGAAAAGGTGGCTGATATCAAGCGCCGTCTCGCTGCAGGCGGTGAATCAGCGCAAAAGATTGCCAACGATTACGGCGTGCATGTCACAACCGTCAATCTGATCAAATACGGCAAGACGTGGAAGAACGTTCAGTTGTCTTCTTGATATTTGTCTTTTATTAGTTGTAGTTCTAAGGCTGCAATGCGGTTGGTTGCCTGCTGTAGCAAGGTCTGCTGCATAGACCAGGCGCGATACAACTGAGCGGCAATGGGTCCGGCGTTTGGAGTCTTCTCTAGGCGTCGGGCCTCTTTTTCAATTTGAAACGCGTTAGCCGGCTCTGGTTTAACCAGCATCCAATCCCATGCTTGCTTGTCCATTGGTATGAGGGCGGTATCACACTCACGGTAGGCAGGGGGTCAAGATCACGAATTGCAACAACCCACTTTTCGGGGTTTACTCCGCCGGAATAGTCGCTACCATTCACCCAACCGGAGCGATCCGGCCAACCGACATCCCACACCACACCATGAAAAATCGCATTTACGGAATCCTGCAATTACTGATTCCGTCTCTCATCTTCGGCGCCATCATCCACGACGGCATCACCCTTAAAACCGCCCACCACAGCGGTACTCAGCACGCCATCTACACCACACAAAAATGAGCCTCGTTGTACTCAGCGCTCAGTGCGCCGGCATGGTTGCGCCCGTCATCCCGACCGGCCAAAAGGCCTACAAAATGTCGCCTAACTCCCGTGGCGTCAGAGTTGAACGTGACCTGTGGCGCTTTCATCCCGGAATGCCCTGTTACGTCCGTGGTTGGCCTCAGGTTGAAGCCACGGTAATCAGCAAGGTAGAGGGCTGTTCGTGGCCTACCTACCTCGTTCAGAGCTTTGCTACCGGCGCCACCTATCAAATCTCCCAGCTCTACCTATCCAAGCGCCCCATTGAAGCCCGCTGACTATGCAACCGCAACCACGCCGTTTTTACTTCACCATCCCATCCGTCAATGTCTACGATTGGGTCATTGCTTGTGGTTTAACAGAGGCCAAACAAATTGCCTTTGAAACATGGGGGCCGGTCTACAACGACTTACGTTGGCTAACCCCCGACAAGCACAGTGAGGTAAAACTTCCCAGCCTGAATGGCACGCGTAATTAAAACCAAGCTCACGCCTGCTGATGTGGTCTACATCATTCAATCAACTGAAAACAACAGCACCCTTGCTGCTCAGTTCAACGTCACACGGCAGGCCATTTCTCTCATCCGTAATGGCAAAGCATGGACTGACATTGCACCTGAAATCCCACGCGTTCCCATACGCGTCAAGGAATCAATACGGCGTGAATACATCGCAAACGCCAACCACTGCACAAACTGCGTTGAGTTCAAGCACGGCAAATGTTCCTACGGCTTTCCAGAGGCCATAGATGAACCAACCTTTGCCGCCATCTGCGACTTCTACAGCAGAAATACAGCAGATCCTGCTTGAATGCCTGGCTGAGTACTGGGCACCACGGTTCAACAATCACACGATTGACGACTGTGCCCGCATGTACGCTGCGCTGCAGCCATTCATCCGCTATCAAACGGCAAACTGCCCGATAGCCAATGGCACCGATCAAAGCTGAGGCCAGCCGATATGACAGCCCCAAACATCACTGTTACGGAGCTGACTGGGTTGGTTACGGTGTCATGTCTGCCTTTCAGCCTTGGTGCTGGGATGGCAATTCAGTCTGGTACGGCCCGCTCTGCGATACCCGTTCCGAAGCCCTTGCAATCGCTAAAAACCATGCTGACCGCCATTGAACTGGATCAACGCCGTGCTGATTTCATGGACGTGATCTATGACCGCGCAGGCCGTACTGACAGCACCTACACCGGCCTATGGGATGAGTTTTCACACGAAGTCGCCAGCAACCTACGTGACCTTGATTACAACGTTCTCCGTTCTGATCTCATCCGTGCTGTTGGTGGTACTGACAGCGAGCTGGCTAATCGGTACGCTGATACTGCTATCACCCTTTTGATCGCACAATTGATGCCACCCAAGGCTTGAGCCATGAAGATCAAAGTTCCTTTCCTGAACTGGTTTGAAAATTGGTGCTTTAACGTCTTGGCCAAAAGCCCTCGGGTTGGCACACTTCAGGTACGCCTTCGCCATACGCCTGTCGCCTACATCATTCGGGATCTCAATGATCCGTTCCGTGAAGGCCAGGCACCAGACGAAATGCCTCCAGATCACTTCGAGCTAGAGCGCATCTTCCATATGCCTTCCTTTGGCGAAGACGAATGACATGATCAATTTATTCAACGGCAGAGTTGTTTTAGAACGGCGAACGCTCGTTGAAAATTGGCGTGCCAAGGTCAAATTACCCAAACAAGGCGGCGCAACGGTTGTTATTGATCTTCAAACGACACACCTAAAAACCGCCTTTGTTCGGGCTCACAACATTTACCAAAGCATCAAAAAGGGCCAAACGTACCAATCGCTTGATCCGGATCCGCGTAGCCACCTAACCTGCTGGGATTGCAGGCACTGGTCTGTATTGCGCGTCAACAACGGAGGTAACGGCTGCGAATTTGAGTTCCCCGAAGCCAAGCAAAGCGCCTACGGTAAGTTCGCAGATCAATGCCACCTGTATAACGATGGAACCGACCGTATTGAGCAAAACGGAATTTGACGACGGTAGTTATATCGAAGTCCTAGAGCCTGCAGGAGGCGGTGAAATGTACTACCGCACTTGTTACGGGGGGATTTGCCGCTACAGCGCCGACTTGTTTCAAGCCGAGATTTACCTTCATCAAATGACTTCGC